CAAGCTTTTAGATAAAAAGATTTCCCCCAGGTGGCGCGGGGAGATTTATCAAATGATGCGCAAGATGCCAGTTAATTTGGATGCGTGGGAAGTTTACCGCGATTTATATTTTGATGCCTTGCGAGCTGATGAATACGATGCTAAAAAAGTAAATGATTACTATTTAGAGAACCGCGCAACATTAGACGAGGGTGGCGAAGCTTCCTGGGATAAGCGAAAGACGGAACACGAAGTAAGCGCGATTCAACACGCCATGCACTTATACTTGGAAGATGAAGAAAGTTTTTTCTCAGAGTATCAAAACGCGCCAAAAGAAAAAGATATAGGAAAACGATTAAAGCCTAAGGATGTTCAGCAAAAGATTAACGGATACGAGCGCAAAGTTATTCCTCAGCAGTGCAACGCATTGACGGCATTTGTTGACGTGCAAGATGATTTACTATGGTACACGGTTATTGCATGGGAACAAGACGCGACCGGCTATGTAATTGACTACGGAGCTTTCCCCGAACAAAAAATGAATTATTACACAAACGCCAACGCAAAGCAAAGGCTTAGGTCAACCTATCCAAGCACCACGGATCTAGGCTCAAGACTTTACGCGGGATTAACTGACTTGTGCAATGATTTATTAATGGAGCGCGAAAGGGATGACGGCGTTTTATTGACAGTAAGTAAATTATTAATTGATGCCGGTTGGGGCTTATCGACTAAAAAGATTTATCAATTTTGTCGTGAGTTTGGACGGGCGGAAGTTTTGCCCTACATGGGTTTTGGTATCAAAGCTTCATCAAAGCCAATGAGCGAATATACTTGCCATAGTGGAGAAATGAATTTTAATCATTCGCGCTTGAGTGTTGTTAAGGATCAAAAAATAAGACGTATTGACGCTGATGTTAATTACTGGAAAACTATTGTTACCGAAAGACTAGCTCTATCACCTGGGGCAAAAAGCGGATTAACTTTATATAAAGACCGACCCGAACGCCATAAGATGTTCGCCGAGCAGATGACCGCGGAAATGTCGATACTAGTGAAAGCACCAACGCGAGAGGTGGACGAATGGAAGCACCCTAATAAATCGCGAGATAATCACCTTTTTGATTGCGTTGTGGGTGCAAGTGCTGCGGCTGATATGATCGGAATAAAGCCGGACAATGATAAGCCAAAGATGATGACCAAGGGCGAACGATTGAGAAGAAACCGCAGAAGCAAAGTTAAATATTTATAGGAGAATGAAAAAAATGAAAAAGAGAAGTGAATTAGCTGACTTAATGATATTAAATTTATTTTTAGTTGTTTTATTTGGTTTTCTAGATCAAAGAGAATTGTTTTTTATAGCAATTATTCAGACGGGCTTATGTACTGCGCTCAGAGCTTTTTTAAATGACAGAAAAAACAATAATTGAAAAACCATTAACAATAAGTAATTTATAATAAAACAAAATAGGATAGACTGATGACAGAAACACCAAAGAAGAGACGCGGACGACCGGCAAAGAAAAAGAAAGAAGAAGTACAGGAAGCTCCGGCATTTTTAGAAGAGCCAAAGCCTAAGAAAGCAGGAAGGCCACACGGAGCAAAAACAGAGAAGAGGCCAACGGTTGAAGTCTTAAAAACTCCTTGCGTCCATTGCGGAAAAACTGAATTAAAAATCGTTAGAACTTCACCGCCATTAAAAGTATGCCACAGAGTAAAGGGGGAGACTTTTAATACATTAGTTAGAAAGCTGTCTAAGTGCGGATCATGCGGAAAACATAATTCTGTTAATTGTTACGAGATTAGATAGAATTTAAAATAAAGCAGTATTATATTAACAACGTTTTAAGGATCGGCTTTTTTTATGTTCGTGCCCCTTTAAAACACTTTTGCCTTATCGGATTAACTACCCGATGCTAAGAGGCATTAGCTTTCAAACGTCTATTCATTTACTTGAGTAGGCGTTTTTTTGTGCTTAGATTTAAAGTTTAATGTACTGAGTACATTAAAGTATTTTTTGTGTCTTTGAAAAAGCTTTTTAAGTATTCTACTTTTTTAAAAAGTGAGATTTTAATACATGCCCACAAACACAGAAAGACTTGATGCACTAAAGGAAGCTATTTATTCCGGTGCTACAGAAATTCAATTAGACGGCCAAACTGTTAAGTATAGAAGCTTATCGGAAATGGAACGTATCGCGCTTAAACTTGAAAAAGAGATAAGCGGTATTGATAAGAGGCCAAAAATTGCCAGTATGGGCGCAACATTGAGGAATCAATAATCATGGGGATTTTTAGTGGCATATGGGGCGGAAAAGATTATAATTCTCTTCAAGGTGGCGACCGCAAAAGGTTAAGGACGAGAAGCGGCACAAGTGAAATGCACTTAGGCCAAAGCGCGAGAAAAAACGCTATCGCCAACACACGTGATTTGCGAAGAAATTTCGCGGTCGCTGCCTGGGGGATCCGCAAACATTTGGATTATGTCTCAGACTTTAGATTTAAAGCTATGGGCGATAACGAACAGCTAAAAGAATACTTGACTACTAAATTTTATGAGTGGTCAAACAAATCAAACTTTGATCAAAGTGGCCGTTTTAATTTAAGTAAAGCGGTTCGACTTATGGAGGCATCAAGAACAGTTGACGGCGATGTATTTGCCTATAAACTGCGTAATGGTCGCGTACAATTAATTGAGGCTGATCGCGTCAAGAACATGAAGAAAGACGGCGAGACAGAGCCAAAAAATGCTAGTTGGGTTCAAGGCTTATTAATTAATGATAAGACGCAGAGAGTCGAAAAGGTAAGGGTGGGAAAGCGCGATAGCTCCGGGAATGTTTCATTTTTAGCTGATGTCAATAAGCGCGATATGTTGCACCTTGCCTATGTTGAACGAATTGACCAATGGCGCGGTATTAGTCCAATTTTATCAGCCATGAGTATTTTTCAAGACCAAGCCGAGGCGAGCGAATACGCATTAGCAAAGCTTAAAATCTCTCAGCTTTTCGGCATTGCATTTCATAGAGATGGCGATGAGTCAATGGGCGACATGATGAACAACGGAACTTCGCTCGATGACATTTTAGACCCTGCGGACGTTAATCCGGCCGGCTATGATGTTAATTTAGGTAAAGGCCCGTTTCAGTTGGATTTAGACCCAGGCGATAAAGTTGATTTATTAGAGAGTCAGAATCCAAGCAACCAAGCGCAAGACTATATGTTAATGATGATTGAAATGGCTTTAAAATGCCTTGATTTCCCTGTTAGTTTTTATGATGAATCAAGAGCCAACTTTGCCGGAGCAGTTAAAGCTGATCAGTCTTATGAAAAAAGCACACTAAGCAAAAAGGCCGATATTAGAGAATTTTTGTCATCTTGGTTCATGTGGAAGATTGACTGGGCTATTGCCAACGGCGACACATACCTTGCAGAGAATAAAGGCGCGATATTATTTGAATTTGTATCGGCCGGCCTTCCTTGGTTCGATAATCTTAAAGAGTCCAAAGCAGTTAAAGAAAAGCTTTCTATGGGCTTAACTAATCCTCAAAAAGTAGCTAAGCAATTAGGCGAAGACTATGAGGAGAATATAAAAGAAATCGCGGAGGCTCAAAAGCTTGCCGATAAATATGGCGTTTCTGTAAATTTCGGTGTCGATGACTCAGAGGAATTTGTGGAAGAGATGCAGATAAAAGAGGACAGAAAGTAAATGGATATTAAAATTTTTGGACAAGTCGGCGGCCTTGGCTTTGATGTTGATAAAATCGTAAGCGAGATAAACAGCGCAGAGGAAGAAATCAATATTCACATGATGAGCGTTGGGGGCACTGCGATTTATGGCTTGTCAATTTTTGACGCATTAAAAGCAAGTAAGCAGAGAACAAACGCTTTTATTTATGGCTTTGCTTATTCAGCCGGTTCGGTTATTTGCGCGGGTTGTGATCATGTTTCTATGTCGGATGTTGGTTCGCTAATGATTCATGAAGTACATGGCGCAAGTGAAGAGGTAAACAACTTTTTAACACAGAGAGCCATTGCGGCTTATAACATTAAGACGGGTATAGCAAAAGAAGAACTCGCCGAGATGATGACAAAAGACTTTTTTATTGATGCTGACCAAGCTTTAGAGATGGGCTTTATTGATGAAAAAATGGATTTCAAACAGGCCGTGGCCTACGCGGATCTTTTTAATATTGAAAACAAAAAAGAGGTAAAAACTATGTCAGAAATTGACGAAGTAAAAGCCGCGGAAGTGGCGGAAAATAAAGCGGTTGAAGTTGCAGAAGTAGCGCAACCGGTAGAAGAGGCAAAGCAAGAAATCGCAGAGCCTAAAGAAGAATTAAAAGCCGAAGCTAAGACAGTAGAAGTTGAAGCGGTAGCAGTTGCCGAGGTTGCACAGGTTGACGATAAAGCCGACTTGAAAAAGTATATGCAATCTTTTGGTGATGCAGAAGGCGCAAGAATGTTTGCGGAGGGCGTCAGCTTTGAAGCCGCACAACAGAAACATATTGCCAACCAAGATGAGAAGATTGAACAGCTTGAAGCTAAAATTGCCGAGCAGTCAGTCATCATCGAGGCCGGTAAAAAAGAAATTGGCGGCGATGCCTTAGCACTTGGAGCAGTCGAAACAAAGCCTAAGCAAAAAGTTAGTCTTGTTAGATTTGCTGATAGTAAATAATTAATAAAAAAAGAAAGGAAATAAAAAAATGGCTAATGACATGAAAACAGTAGCGGAAGTAGTAGCGATTAATGGTCAAGATTTTGACAGTGGCGAATTTTCCGACATTCTAAATGATGCACCTGCACTTGCTGCAATGGGTGTTAAAGAGTCTTCAAACGGCAAAGACCACAAGTACGTTAAGAAAACAGCTCCACCCATCGTTGGTTTTATCGGTAATGGTGTAGGTCGCGATTTCTCCAAACTTACTTCAATCCCTGTAACAGATACGCTTGAAGCTATTGACGGCTCAGTAATGATGCCCAAAGTTGCGGCGGATGCTTCTGATGACCGCGAAGGTACAATTCAGACTGAAATCATGGAGCACTTGAAAGCTTCTATGTTTGAATGGGAAAAGCAGATTTTCAACGGAACAAACAACGCCGCAACCGGTTTCAATGGTTTTGCTGATGTTGTAAGTGACCTTACAAATACACAGGCTATTGATGGCGGTGGCACAGGTTCAGAATTAACATCTGTTTATATGGTTCGCGTTAATGGCTCAATCAATGGTATCGCGCCAGTGATGAATTATAACCTTGAAGTTGGTGAAACAATCGTACAGAACTACAATCCAGGAGACGGCAAAAACGCTCCTCATTATTACACGCCTGTATTCGGTTACACTGGCTTACAGATTGGTAATAATTACTCTATTGTTCGTATTGCTAATCTCGATGATTCAAACTCATTAACTGATGACCTTTTGAGTCAAGCGCTTCAGAAGTTCCCTGCCGGATCTTCTCCGAGTCATATCTTTATGAATCGCGCTCAGCGTGGTGCCTTACAGCGTTCACGCACTACTTACAGCCCTACTGGTCAGCCTGCACCAGTGCCAAGTGAATATGAAGGTTTGCCCATCATCATCACGGAAGCGCTAGGCCAAGACGAAGCGGCACTAGTTTAATTCATGGCGGGATTTAGTCACCTGGCGGGAGTACTCAACGGCACTTTATACAGTGCCGAAGGGGAAACCGTTACTTATGAGCTTAACACTCCTTTAAGTGGTGGGCTCACAAGTGCGACGTTTGACGCTATACAAGCAGAGAGTCGCCAACAGGTGATTAATGACCGCGGCCTAATTACCAAAGTTAAAACTAAGGATTTCTTGATTAAAGTTGAACAGTTTGAAGATGT